GCCAGTCATGGTCAGCGAACTTACGGTTGCTACATGACCGGCCGGAACGGCAATCCGCAGCGTTCCTCCGAAAACCCTGATCACATTCGCGCCTGTGCCACGGAACTCCACAGTCCCGCCGTACAGGTCGAAGTTGCAGACGTTTGACCCGACGTTGATTTTCATCAACTGCAACTGTGTACTGTCAACAATCAGGCTTGTTACAGTGCCGAATGTCAGTTCCGTGCCGCGGTACTCTGGATACCCGCCAGGGTTGTAACTCGGCAATCCCACTGGCCCGCGAAAGCCGTTGATGACCTTCAGTGAGGCCAGGTCGATGCCAGACTGGTCGAGCCCGTAGAGGATCGGCACATTGGAAATCAACCCGTCGAAGAACGCATCGTTCGTGTCAATCAACGTGGCGTTGGCCAGGTCGTTTTCGCTGCCGTTGGCGGTGACCGTGGCCAGCACCAAGTCTTCGGTCGCCGTGGCGTTGCCGTCTGTGTGGCCCGGCGTGACAGTGAACGGCCGGCCAGCCTCGGTGGATGTCAGCGTAATCTTCGTTGTTCCGTCCGTGGCGGTGAACTCTTGGAACTCACGCACGCCAGCGGTGACTGCCGTGGCAATCGCCGCAACCAACCCTGTGCAGACATTGGCAACAGTCGCCGCAGTGGCGGTAAAGCTGACAACCTTGTTGCCGCAGGTGATGGTGAAGATGTCGCCGATGCCGACGTTTGACGGCGTCAGTGTGACAACCTGCATTGCCTTTTGGCCGTTGCCGGTCCAGATGTTATTCGCCATGTTGGACCGCCGTTACGCTGGGTTGGGATTGATCTGCAGGAGATTGAAGTCTTTTTCTGCGCAGATGTGGAACGGGATATAGATCGGCTGCGGTGAATTTGGCTCGTTGAGATTTAGTGCGGTTCCGTTTTTCAGCAGCCGGCCACCAGCCCCATCAAGCAACACTGGCGAGCTAACCAGCGAATTCGACTGGAAGTCACGAAGCGGAGCGGGAGCACCCAACACAAGGTCAGACTGCGACGGGATGCTGCCGTCTTCGGCCTTGCGTGGCTCAAGCTCACGTCCCATCGTGCCACGATCCAAGGTGTATTCAACCCATCCGCCGGCGTCGTCGTTGGGTACCTCAAACACCTTTTTCTGCACTGATCCATTGATGTAGACAGAGCGTTGCACCCGCGTTGATCCGACTTGTTTTGACGGTGCCTCGCGAAGCTTGAACGCGAATTCATAGGACACCCGCCAGAACTGCAAACCCTCCTGAACTTCTTGATTTGCACTGATATCGACGCACTTGGCCGAGAACGCAGGCCACGGCCCCCATGTTGAGTTATTGATGGCACCCTTGAATGCCATGATCACCAGCGGATTGAAATTCAACTCCGCGCGGCTGATTCGCAGCAATGGGTATCCAACCGGCCGGACCAATGGAGGGTCGAACATCTCCCCAGAGGAATTTACGACCGGCTTTCCTCTGATGTCCCGGTAAACAACTTCATCCTCGGTGTAGCTGCCCCACGAATACTTCGGCGTCAGGTCGATGCTCTTGCTGAACTCCGGCGTATTGCTCTGCCCGCTCGCCTCTGTGGAATACTCAATCGTCACCCGCCACAGGGTTGGTGACTGGTCATCTTGCTCAGCCGTGCGCGACTGGACTAATGCCTGGCGGTCAACCTCGCCACCATACTGGTAATACTGCAACTGCCGCGGCAATCGCTGGTCTGCCAAGACCGTGGTCTGTCCGTCTGTGGAAACGCTCGTGCGGACAATCCACTTGGCGGTATACGTGCGGACGCCTTTGGATGTGTCCCCGCCAGTGCGGCCGGCGTAGTCAACATTGACGGATGTGACGGCCATTTAGTTCATACTCACGATTGTGGCCGCGGACTTGGCAAACCCATCTTCGACGGCCTTGCGAAGCTTCTTGTCTTCGGCTTCCTTGCGCTTCTCGATTTCAATCAGCGTCTGGATGTCCTGCTTGCCGTTCACGCGGGTTGCGGCTGCGATGGCGGAATATGCTTCGGATGTGCCGAAGCCTGCCGCGCCAGTGCCGGCTCTGGTGGTGCCAGTCTCGGATTGCAGGCGTCCTAACACCCGACTCTGCATATCGAGGCGTTCGTTGGTCTTCTGCCTGGCCAGTAGTTCCTCGTGGTTATTGATAGCATCATTGAACTCGTTCCACGCGTCGAGTCCCTTCTGCACATCCTCCTGCATTTCCTGCCAGCGGCCGGCCTTTGTAGCTTCGCCCATGTGCTGGCGAACCTTGGTCAGTTGTGCATCCAACTCCTCAAGCTTGTCACGCTGAGCGTTGATTCGCTCGGTGGCAACGTCGGATGTTGATATCCATTCCGCCTGATTGAAGTCGATGTTAGTGCCGTTCTTGCCCTGGCCCTTCAGCACCGGACTTTCGCTGTCGATAAACTTGGCTTGGATTTCCCCGCGGCCAACCATTCCGGTGATTTCTCTGGCGAACTTCTGCCGCCGCGCGTCCAGTTCCGCCCGCAAATCAACTGCCTCGGCCGCCAAGTCTTCCGCGACACTCTTCGCGCCTTTCGAGTCCATGCCGCCGATTTTGCGGGTGAACTGCGCATCTGTGGTCGCGGTCTTGATCGACTTCTCGAATGCCTTATCCATCGACTCGCGAACTTCATCGGCGGCCGATGCAGTATCGAGCAATCGCGGAATCAGTACGCCAGCCAGAGCGCCGGCCACGGTGCCGATGACTGCACCCCATGGACCGAAGCCTGCGGTAATCTGACCGATGTTGTTGGAGATTGATCCGAAGGCGCGGCCCAATGCACCCTTGCCGCCGTTCTGCAGCACCGACGTGAAGTCTTGGAATGCGAACCCGGCCGCTTGAATCTGCTGGCCAATCTTGCCGGTGCCCGCGCTGGCAGTTGCCTGAAAATCACGAACTGTCTTCGACGACTTGTTGATAGCCGTGTCGAACTGGTTCGTGTAGGCGTTGAGCCCGACATTGATGCTTGCGACTGTGGCCATTACTCGGGTCTCACACCTTTGATTATCGACATCCCGCCAGCGGTTAGCAGTGTGGCGAACCCGTCCACGGTGATTTCTTTCGCTTCCTTCGGCTCTTGCGATTCTCTGCGGTACAGCCGCAATTCGGCGATGAAATTCTTGATTGTGAACGGGTCTGAGCCTGGCCTGCGGTTCACGTTCGCCAAGACCATCGCAATCATTGCCGCTCGTGAATCTTCTGCGTCATCAAGTGGCTCAATTGAATCCTCTGTGACCCACTCCATCAGGTCTTTGCCGGTCAACGCACCTGGCCCGCGTAGCAGCTGGCCCTGCGTCTTGCCAAGATGTTTGCACAGCCTGAGAATGAACCGGCGCAACGGCCGGCTCATCAGTTTTTTCGGTCTTCCTCCGCGGTCTTGCCGATGCCCAGCAGGCGGTCGAGAACATCGTTAACCGGCTTGATAATCGACCACTGGTTGATGTGCGGCAGGTCGTCATCGGTAAATGCCAGCTCGTGCGTAACCGGGTCTTCCACGCACGCGATAACAGCCAGTTTCATCTGCTCAAGGCTTGGCCGGCCTTTCTGCTTGTCGCTGAGCGCCGCCAGTTCATCCGCCCACAACTCGCGGACCGAGATTGTCCCCAGAATCGGACACTCGATGGTTTCTCGCCGCAGTGGCGCGGCCCGCAACTTTTCGCTCAACGCTGACATTTCAACCTGTGATCTGAAAAGAGTGAGAAAATACATCCAGCCGGGAAGGCAAACACCGACGCAGGTCTAGGGCTTCACTCCACCACCTGGCCCGGCTGGTTGTGCGATTGTTACGGTGTGATCGTGACCGCGCCGGTGATTTTCAGCGTGACCATCAGTTGCACGACGTTGTCGACCGCCGACTTGCCCAGCTTGTACTTGGTACACAGCGCGGCAAACGTCATCACCGCCGCGCCAGGGTCGGTCATCGTCAGTTGCCAACTGCCTTCCGTGCCAGCGTCGTGGTCGGTCTTCAGTTTGATATGCGTCGTGTCGGCCGGGTCGAAATTCATGGTCAACATGACTTCGCCGGCGTCGATGATGGACTGAATGAACTTCCGCGACGTGTCCGTAATGACCGTCACGTCAATCGTGGGATTGTTGCTCTCGTTCAATTCCACCTCGACCACCTGGCCGATCGTGGTGAAAGAAGCGGAGATTGACAGCTTGGCGAGAAGCCCCTTGCCCGGCGTATTGGCCATGGTCTGCGTTCCTTATGATGTCGGCCTGTGCCGGGTTTACTTGACTGTCCCAACTGCTGCTTCGACGGCAATTCCGTATCTGATCTGGTCCTCGACGATCTTCAGCACATTCGCTCTATCCCGCTTGGCGGCATCTCGCATGAACGGCCGCGGCCGGACATAGCCACGAGTGTCAAGGATTGTTCCCGCCTGCTGCCTGTCCCGCTTGCCGATTCGCACGCCGCCAATCTTGTGGCCCAACTCCAGCGGCCCGACATAACTGGTTGGACCGCGGTAGGCACCAATCACCACGACTCGCATCTTGACTGGCCCGCCCCGCTTGTACCTGCCGACCTTGACGTAAATTGATTTCTTGACCTTGCCAGACTTAACGGGGACCAATGCCTTGGCAGTGCTTTGTACAACCTTGGCACCCTTGCGAAGTGCCGTTGACAGCAGCTTGCGACGAACGCGGTCGGTGAGCGTATCCCACGCCGTTACAAGCTCGTTGACTCCCTTGATGTCGATACTGACGATGCCTGCCATGTTTAAGGCGTCACGTTGCTCAAGTACAGATATTGCGAATACGACACAGTCCCCACCAATGCCATCACCTGCTCGCTGGCCAGCCTGCTTCGGTCCCACTGCGGAGCACCTGGCGGATTCCACGTCACGCCAACCGACTTCACCGTAAATACGGTGTCCGAGAGGAAATCACGAATCGCAAAGTACAGATTCCAGATTGGATCACACTCGTCGACCGAGGTGTCAGAAACCTTGGCGAGAACCGTTATTTCCACGGTCAGCGCCTGAGTGTTCCCGCTTACTTCCGGCTCCTGCGGACAGAGTTGAACCAGCGCCCGCTCAGCCTTAAGAAGTTCCCTCGTCTCAAATTGACGCTCAGCAACGAACACAGTCCCCCAATCGTCTTCCGCGTTGATCGCTGTGACCATCGCGTCGACGAGTTGCAGGGTTGATTCGTTGCTTGTGTCGTTGAGTGCCATTAAAGAAAACGCCTCTAAATTTTAATCGCTGCTTGGCGGTTAAACGTTCCTTTACTCGTCGGCAACCGCCATCGGCTTCCCTGACCGGATAGCGCACTCTTCGTCAATCGGCACGGCATCGCCGGCCGTCACCAGGTGCCAGCAATCGGGATGGTCGATTTCCTTGCCAATGCGATTGATCACATAGGCGGGGATGAGGTACGGCTGGCCAGCCAGTTGAGCGCGATGTGCGTCGTCGCCGTTGAATTCCGGGTTTGGCCCGGTGGTCTGCTTGATCAGGCGGCACTTCATGGGGTCGTTTCTCCGTATGGATGCAGGGTGACAATCACGTCTCCGCTGCGGAGCGTTGTCTGGCTGTCGTCGGCTAGGATTGCGACAACACCAAAGGCCCATGGTATTCAGCAGGATCGACTTGGCGTGCGGCAACTCAATATCAACACGCTGGCCAGTGCCTGTTGGTGTGATAACGGTCCCGTTGGCAATAACCGTGGTGAATTCGCCGCTGACAATCCGGTAAATGTACAGCTTGACCGTCGCGCCGGTCAGGTCTGGCCAGCTTCCTGTCGTGTTGGTGAACTGCAGTTGGGTCAGGTCAGCCGTCAGGTAGTCGTCACCTTGGACCAGTGCAAGTTTTGTCACGGTGATCACCGGTCCAATGGTTGTGATTGTTTTGACGGCCGCCAGTTGAGCCAGAGCGCCCGCGGAAAGCGACGTGCATTCCCCGCCACCGTTGCCGAGATCCTTGATGGCCTGCAGGCTGTCTGTCGTGTTGTCGTATGTCGTTCCGCCGCTCAGGTCGCTTGGCGTGAGCGCGGCTGCCTTCGCCGCCATGGCCCGCAGGAAGCCGAGGATCGTATTGAGCCCGGATCCAGCGAAAGCACCGATGCGCGCCAGGATGGTGGTCGTGTTGGTGGATGCGGTTGAAATCCCGGCGTTGTCCGGTGCGGTGTATCCGCTGGCCAGCAACGCGTTGTCAGTGCCCCGCATGTCCGTGTTGGCGGTCGTCGTGTCCACGAGGGTAACATGAGCCACGGTGTCAGATGTTGGGTTGAACGTGCTGAACCCTGTGGCGGTTGACCATGTGCTGTCGCCGTGAGTCTGGAGACTGGACAACGCGGCTGATGCGGCGGCAGTCAGCCCAGCGCCTGCCACTCCGATCTCAGCCGTGTCAACGAGAATCGAGTCAACGATTCCGTCGATTGTGTCCACGCTTGTCTGGCTGGCAAGTGCAGCATCCGCAATGGCTGTGTCGCACTGCGTGTTGACCTGAGCCTCCGTGAGCGTTGACAGTCCCGATTGAATCTCCGTGACGGCAGACGCCGCCAGAGCGGTGGATGTAATGACATCCGCGCCAATCGAGCTAACAGAACATCCGGCCGCGGCGGTGATATTCGTCGTACTGGCCAGTGTTGCCGCAGGAACCGTCACACCACCAGAGCAGGTAATCGTCTGGCCTGCGAACTGAGCCGCGTCCACCTTTGGCGAACCTGCCACAGATTCAGCCAGAGCCACGCGGAACCGCATAACCACAGCCTTGCCGGCCACGCTGTTGACTGTGGCCGATGCCACGCCGTTGTACCCCTTGCCAACCTCGCACCCATTGCCAGTTGATAG